ATGCCAACGACACGACGCACCAAAGGAGCCGGCAGCGTATTCCAGGACAAACACGGCATCTGGCACTTCCGACGCGACATCGGAGCCGACCCCGTCACCGGACGACGACGCGTCGTCGAAGCCAAAAGCAAAAACAAGGCGCTCGCGCGCCAACGCTACGAGGAGAAGGTGGCCGAATACCAGCGCACCGGCGTCCTTCCCGGCGCCAAAAGCCCACGCGTCGCGGACTACGCCGAACGCTGGCTCGCCGACTACCGCACCCGCGTCAAACCGAACACGTACACCACGCGCTCCGGACGCATCAAGGCATGCTGCGAGGTCATCGGCTCCATCCGCCTCGACCAGCTCACGCCCGAACACATCAGGCTCACGATGCGCACCCTCGGCGCACGCCTCGCCCCAAGCACGCTCAAGGACCACTACGTCAGCCTCAAGATGATGCTCGACCAGGCCGAACTCGACGGCCTCATCCCGATCGACCCATGCCGCAAGGTCAGACCACCCCGCGTCGAACAGACCAAGACACGCATCCTCGACCCCGACCAGCCCAGAAAACTCATCGAGGCGGTCCCCGCCATCGGGCACACCAAACACGGGCCATCGGACACCGACGACGACACGGAGACATGGACGCTGCTCTTCGAGATCGCCTTCATGACCGGACTGCGCCCAGGGGAGCGACGCGCACTCATGCCCTACCAGCTCGAAACACGACGCGGCATCCACGGCATCAACGTATGCCAGCAGATCCAACGCTACGGCACACCCGACCGCGCCGTCATCCCGAAATGGCTCGACGCGACCCACCTATGGGGCGCCCTATGGCTCACCACACCCAAAACCGCCGCCGGGCGCCGATTCGTACCACTGCCCGACGGACTATGGCAGCGTCTGCACGACCGCATCCGCAGACTGCACATCGGCGACCACGACCTCGTCTTCACCACCCACCTCGGCCGCCCCGTCAGCGACAGCAACGAACGACGGCACTTCAAGGCCGCGCTCGCCGCCGCCGGACTGCCCGACGTCAAACTCTACAGCGCCCGCCACTGGACCGCCACGATGACCGCGCTCGCCGACATGCCCGACGACGCCCGCATCGCCATCATGGGCCACACCGACCCCGCCATGACCAGACGCTACACGCACCGCGACATCGTCTCCATAGCCGGACTCATGGCGCAGGCCATCCCCGACATCGCCCCCGACGTCATCGAAGCGGAGGTCATCGACGAAGACGCGTGAAACACCGACGGCCGCATCGCGGCGGCGCTCCGCAATCAGCCGTCGGCGCGCTTGCGCGGCCTGCCGCCGCCCACGCCGCGGCCCGGGCGCGCCGCGTTCCACGCGTCGATCGTCTCCGCCCTCCAGCCGCGCGTACGACCGATGTACGCATCCGGCTCGGGCAGCTTCAGGTTGAGCAGGCCGCCGGGAGTGATGCCGAGCCGCTCGGCGACCTGCTTGACGCCCAGATACCGCTCAGTCATGCTTCGCGCCTCCCATCAGCGAGAACACGGCGGCGATGACCGCGCAGCCGAACGTGACCAACGGCGGCCACGCGAACCACGCGCTCGCGGCCGTGCCGAGCGCGAACACCGCGCCCACAATCGATTCGTATCTCATGATGTCTTCGACATGACCATGTGCGGAGATAATCTGGGGGAGAGGGTTTCCGGATACTTGGTCTATTCGGAAACCCTCTCGTTATCTACTTCCTCTTCCTGTCGGGCTTCTTTCTGACCTTGCCGATGGCCGTCAGCAGCGCCGCGACCGATTTGACGAGCGCGGCGAGCCCCGCGAAGCAGATCCCCAGACTGGTGATGATCTCCGCCGGTGTCATGTCACCTCCTTTCTTCGTTGACATATCTATAGTAACTCAATTACTATAGATACGTCAACATGACACGCCGCAGGTTTCTTGCCGCAGGGAAGCTCTCTGACGCTCTGGCAAGACTGAAGCGCATAAGTTCTCGCCATCGCCTGATAGCATCAACCATGTAACCGTATTGCAAAACGGAGATTGAGATGCGCACCGAGGAATCATTGGACGGGGTCGGCGTCAATCCGACCTATGTGGCGAACAGCATCCTGCGGAGAGCGTTCAACGAAGGCATTTCGGTCACGCCGATGAAGCTGCAGAAACTGCTCTTTTTCGTCACATGCCTCTACCAGCGCTACACGCGCCGACACCTGCTGACCGAATCATTCCAGCCATGGAAATACGGTCCGGTATGCGCCGCAGTCTACGACGAATTCAAGGTATTCGGCGGCCAACCAATCACGCGATACGCTACAGACGCGAAAGGCTACGCCACCGGCATAGACGAGCGGCGCAGCCCGGCACTCGCCAAAGCGCTTGACACGGTGTGGGAATCGATGAAATACTGCGGCGCAGTCGAGTTGTCCCGGCTGACGCATGTGGATGACTCCGCTTGGAGCAAAGCCATACGAAAGCACGAACCGTTCATCGACAACGCTGAGATGGCGAACGACCATACCTTCGACCATCTGCTCAAGGAACAGAACCCGTGACCAAAGATTCCCAAACCATCCCCGACGACGCCCAGACCGACATCCCGCCAGACGATCTTATATGCGTATCGGCACAATCCGAGTCGGCCGCCGTCACGACGGAACCCTTCGGAAAGCAACCCGACGAGGACATGAGCCGCAGGGATGGCCCGCAGTCGACAACCGCGGACAACTCCCTCGGCAGTATCACCGGCTGGCATCCGTTCCTCAGGTTCCTCTATCGCGTGGCCGATATGGTGTATGCGTATATACCCGACCGCAAACGACGAGTGCATATCTTCATTGGAGAACACCCAATCATATTCAAGTTCCTGTTCTGGTGTGACTTCGCAGTCGTTGTCGTCGGTGTCCTCGGTATCATAGCGGTCATCCTATTCGGCGCAGCCCGTACCGTCGGGATCCTCCCGAATGCGTAGCAGTCCCTAAGGCATCGTGGTGATAAGCCACATCCCGGCGGCATCGCAACCAAAGCTATTTTGATGCGGCGAGATCAGCATAGCGGCCGCCTCGATGTTCGCACGACGCTCCGTCCACCGGTCGCACCGGCATCCAGCATCACGATGCCGCGCGTGACTGATCTCGTGTGCGAGCACGCACCGGCGTTGTACATCCGTCAGCCGCGAGTCCAGGACGATCAGATCCAGACCGGGCGCGTAGAAGCCCTCATAGCCGCTAGGCAGCTTCTGTTCGGCCACGCGCGCCCAACGCGACGCCTCCATCAGCAGTTCGTTCACGATCGCACCTCTTGCGTCCGGGCATGCGTCATAGCTTCATGGATTCCTTGAGATGCGCATCCACGTCGGTGATGCCGGAGGGGAACCCCATTCTGGCGAAGATGTCCGACGCCTGACGGGGGAGCTTCATGCCGATGGAGGACATGAGCGATCGCAGCTGCCTGAGGAACTCGACGTAGTCCACTCGAGTGGTCACGAGACGGAGATCCTGCACAAGCTGGGCGAACGAGTTGTTCGCGCCATACGGCCTTGCGCAGTACAGACGCTCGTCGTGCGCGCAGATGTTGCGGAAATCCTTGATGCGCCGGTACGCCGAGTCTATCCTGTGCGGTTCGATCGTGACCGGATGCTTGTGGGAGTCGTTGTACAGCCCCTCGAAATACCGCGCGACCGCGCCTCTGTCCTCTCGCGTCATCGCCCGGAACAGCGAAGCAACCTGTCCCATCATCATGTCGTTGGCCATCACCCACAATGGGATCTCCCCGTTATGCGCGACCGCGCAATGGTACAGATACTCCTTGCCCCCATGCGTCGGGGGAGTGCTGCTCTTGCGGATGATCTTCTCCAGCTGTGAGATCACATACGCCACGTCGCCGCTCTTGCCCGGATCATCCGAGTAGTTCGCGGGATTGAGGTAGGCGTTGACCTCATCGCGGTGCGATTCGGAGAAGCAGTAGGCGCATGCGGTACGCAGCAGCGTCTCCGCCACGGTCAGTGTCCTGAGGCACAGGAAACGAAGCTTGCGGTCGAACATGAACAGGCTGTAGATCCCGTTGAACGACGTCCACGGCTGATACCGGTCATCGCCCTCCGCGCGGCTCGCCTCCACGTCGAGGAACGGGTCCTTGTACCCGTTCACGACCGAATAATACCCCTCGCGCGCCAGCAGCTTCGGCGTCTGGCGATCGGTCTCCACGCCTCTGCTGCGCAGCAGGGCTATCTGATCGTCGATGGACGTAAACGGCTTGAACATGCCCTATTCCCTCCGAATGCACAAAAACCACCAACCGAAATCCGGAAGGTGGTCTTTGCGAACTGAGGCGTACCCAGCTTTATCACGTATGCAATCCTACCGAATCCAATGAAGACGCGCAATAGGCTCAGCGTGTCGACAGCGCGACGATGCCGCCGCGCCGCAATCACTGCCGCTTCATGCGCACGGTCACCGTGGTGCCCATCGCCGTCGCCTCGAACGAGATCTCATCGCTCGCCGCCGTGTAATGGAACTCCTTCGCGTCATCCCCGCTCGCCAGCAGCGCGCTCGCCATCTTCTCCGTGTCTCCCTTGCTCGTCCACGACCAGTCGCCGGCTGCGGTCGGCGCCTCATACGAACCAACCCAATATAGCGAGGTCGACTCCGGCTGCACCCAGTTCACGGTGATTGTATCTCCGGCGATCTCGGCGTCCATGCGCATGCCGTCGCTGTTCGCGTTCGTCTGCGTCCACTTGCCGTCGAGATTCGCCGGCTGCTCCTGCGACGTGGACTGCGACTCCACGGGCGTCGACGACGTATCCTTGCCGGAGCCGCCGCATGCGGCGAGCGTCGCACACAACGCAACCACGCACGCCACCGCTCCCAAAGACCTCAACCTCTTCATGATCAATCCCTTTCTCCAACGAACCCGCCCATAAAACGGATTCACAAGACGCCGCAAACTCCCTGCGCCATAACCACCCCGCACCCTCATGGATGCAGGGATGGCACCGCAACGATACGATGCCGAAATCTGTTATTCCTCCTCGTCGACAGAATCGACCCGATGCGAAACCTCATCGATCACATCCTGCGCACGAATCTCATTCGCCCAGGCATCGATATCGATGCCGTTATCCGCGTCCGCGAGCGCAGTATTCGCATCCTCGACGGCGGCAGAGGATAAATCTTCTGGCTGCCCCATCTCCTTTGTGAGACGTTCATAGGCGGCGTCCATGATCGCGCGTGGATCGGCTCCGATGAGTTCGCATGTGTTGAGGAACGCTTCAAGCGGCATCGACGGCTTGGCGTTCAACCAGCGCGAGTATCCGGAGCGTGAATGTCCGAGTTTGTCGGCAACGTCGCCCTGCGATATCTCTTTTCTCGCAAATTCCGCCTTCAACTCTAGACCGATGAGCTGAGCGAATCTGCTATCTCGTGTAGATGCATTTTTGCTCATGCAAGCATTTTAGTACTTGGAATCGCTAACCGCAATTCACGCAGAGAGTCGTTTGTTGCTCATATGTGAAACGCTGATGTTGACATTTGTTTATGTCTGCAATACCATTGCTCACATGAGCAACGTTAATGCAGACTTCGGCCACAAAGCTGAGCAGATCATCCGGGATAAGGGTATGACCAAACGAGCGGTCTCTGAGAAGTCGGGGATTCCATACAGCAGCTTGAACTCGACGCTCAAGGGATATCGAGCCGTAACGCTCGAATTCATCATCGCTCTCGCCGAGGCGGTTGGTGTCAGCCCGTCGGATCTGCTGCCCTCTCAATTTGTTGCCGAAGCGCTCGCGTCCAAGGAAGGAGAGGGGAGATGACCACCGCAACCCATACCGCCTGTTGTGGGCGCCCCCCACTACCTGCGCCTTAACCCACCCCGCAACCGTATGGCGCGAGGATCAACGCCGCGACAACGCGGCGCTGAAAACTATTCTTGCTCCTCGCACACCGAATCCTCGGCCTTGATCCGATCCGCCCACGCATCGATGTCGATGCCGTTATCCGCGTCCGCGAGCGCCGCGTTCGCCTCATCGGCGGGAGTGGTATCGACGTCAGTGCTCGCGAGCGCCACGTCAGAATCATCGGGAGCGGTGCCGAGGTTGTTTTCTTCGCGCCAGTCGGCGATAAAATCTTTGTCTTTGCAGAGATCTTCTGCGTCTTGCACGATCTGAGATATGGGCAGCTTTAAGGCATCAGAAATCTTAGACAGCTGCTCATAGTCGGCAACTGTGTTCAGCTCAAGGATGCGGCGCAATGTGCCGAAGGGAACTCCGGATGCCTTTGCGAGTTCCCGCGGTCGCATATCACGGAGCGCCATCGCTCTCTTGATGGCGACCGTAAGGCTCTTTGAGCTTATTGTCGGTATCTTCGCTGTGCTTGCCATGTCAATAGGGTAGCTCAAATTGCGCTTAGAATGTCCAAGTCTGGACACGCCGAGTTTGACATAGCGCATACTTGAACGTAGTATGTCCAATATGAGACACGATGAGCTAAAAGTCAGACATTTCCCTGATGTGCTTCAAGCAGAGATGAACCGTAGAGGCGCATCCCTGAGGGACTTGGAAGGACAGACAGGCATCCCCAAAAGCACAATCGGTCGCAAGCTCTCCTTTGGTAATTTTTCGCTTGAGGAGGCGGATCGATTGTCGATGGCTGTGGGGGTGAAGCTCAGCACGTTAATTCGTCGTGCCGAGGCGCTCGCGTCCAAGGAAGGAGAGGGGAGATGACCACCGCAACCCATACCGCAGGCAGATGGACGCAATGCCCGGCCTGCATGGCGAAGGACCGCATGCTGAGCGCCTCGGCGGAGAACTACCGCGGGCGCATCGTCGACCACGCCAGCAGGACGCCGCTCGAGCGTGAACGCGAGGACGTCGCGTTCGCCCGCTACCGGCTCGCGTTCCACGAATGGGAGCAGAGCATCGCCGACCATCATGCGGCCAACGGAGACGAGATGGAGGAAGCGGCCGAAGCACTGGCGCAGACGGAAGACGTGGAGGCACAGGTCGGGGCCGACCCGGACGACGACATGCCATGCATGATCGACGTGCACACGCCATGCACCGGCCACTGCTGCGCAGAAGAGACGGAAAAGGCGCATGGACCGTTCCGTGCCGTCGAGGCGATCAATTCCTTTGATGATACGGGCCTATGTGTCGCCGTCGACCTGATATACACCATGCTCGACGACGTCACCGGTCTGCTTCGACTGGATCCGCACCGTCTTGACGGGTACCGGACTCAACTGACGAGGACGATTCTGCGCCGGTCAGCTCCTGAAGCGACGTCTTCGCGCCAAGTGCCGCGGCAGGCACGCCAAGAAGGAGAGTGAACGCCGTGATGCATGGGATCCATTTCTCCTTCACGAAGACCGACACCTTTTTGTGGTCCTTTTCCTTGCCGACGGAGACAAGAAGCACATTCAATGATGCCTGCAGCCTTGCGAATGCATCCTGCACACAGAAGCTCCTCGTTGTCGCGAAACGGTCCAAGGCGTACCGCAACTCGTTGGACAGCTGCAGGATGTACTCCTTGAGCTCACGCGGAACATCAAGGTCCGCGAGCAACGCCGGGATGGAATCCACCAGATCGAGCAGGCGGTCGCGCTGCTCCTGTCCGTCGCACGCATCCGGGACGGGCGTCAACCGGTCGGCCATGCGCAGCGTGAGCCTCATACCTGGGTCGATCGATGTGAACGACTTGAAATTCGAGATGGATGATCTGCTCGCACTGTTCACGATGATGGCCCATAACTGGTTGAGGAAAATCGCTGCATCATCGGCTTCCTTGTCGCCGGCGTCGGCGGCAGCGCGAACAGTCCTGTCCACGTTGAGCATCGCCTCCACCACCGCGGGGAAGGGGAATGACTCCGCTCCCTCCGATGCAAAGTATCTCAGCAAAAACTCGCCTGATTTCATTGATTCTTCTCCTCTCGGGCCCGCGCGGCGGCTGGTACCCGCCGCGCCACATACGACCAGTGTAGGAGAACCGTCGGGCGGTAGCTTCTCCCGCCGCCCGACACCACACCACCGGACACGCCCGGCCACGCACACAACCAAGGAAGGGACCACACCATGAACACCATGACCATCAACTTCAAAAAACCCTCCGACCTGTCCGACAGGGAACTGACCGCCGAGACGACCACACTCGACGGCGTCGTCCCGTTGCTGTCCGAACGGATCGCGGACCTCGCACGCCGCAACGCCCTCGCCGGCCTATCCCCGCAGGAGACCGACCTGATGGGCCTGCTCGCCACCGTCGCCCACTCCTGCCGCACCCGCCTGCACGACATCAGCATCGAACAACAGGCCCGCGCCGTCATGGACCCAAACGAGGACGACTGGGCCCGCATGGACCCCCTCGACCGGCACGTCGCCACCTGGCTGCGATCCATGCGCGACAGCCAGGACAAGGACGAGGCATGCACGGGCGACGAGGAGGATGAACGCCACCTCGCCGCCCGTAGGATCATCGCCGACTACATGGGCGTGAGGCCCGACGACGTGCACATCATCTGCTCCTGCGCATGCGCAGACGGGGACACACGATGAGCGCACCCAAGGACAGCAGCCGCGTCCCATTGGGCGAACGCCTCGCATGGAGCCCCGAACAGGCCGCCCAGGTCTACAGCCTCGACGTGCGCGGCATACGCCACGCCATCAACACGGGTGAACTCGACACCTTCCGCGCCCCCAACCGCGAAGGCCTACCCGGTCGGCGCAAGGTCAGCCGCGCCGCCATGGACCGGTGGATCCAGACACTGACGAACAAAGAATGAAGGACACGCAACATGAACGACCACGAACACCGACCCTCCATCCCCGCACGCCTGCTCGCCGTGCTCAGCGCCCCCACCGCCATCGCATCGTTCCTCTACGTGGCATGCGGCGTCGGCTTCTACCGCGCCCCATGGGGATACACCATCGCATGGCTCACGCTCATCGCCTCGCTCGCCTACGGGCTGCCCATGCTCGACATCACCATCGACACCATCGCCGGCGCCTGCCGCCACGTCAGGCGGATCGCCCGACGCATGAGGCGTGCGCTCGCGGCCATGCGGCGTCATAAGTCTTCCGCGCCCATGCGCCGTGTGCGTGTGGTGCGCGGGACGGCAAAGGCCAAGCCGTAAACACCAGATAACCGAAATACCGCGGCCGTCTTCCTGAGTACACCGGCGGCCGCGTCGGGGCCGTGCAAGAGCCACACCCGCATACCGCCATCGCTTCTCTACTTTCCCTAGGCGGGATGCAGGGTGGAGGAGGGTGCGAATCCCTCCCGGCCCACTGCGGACGCGTCAACGTCACCCACAGCCGACGATAGCCCGGCGCGTGGGAGCGATGGGTGCGCGCGGTGCCAACCGCCCCGCCCCTCACGCGGGGATACTCCACACACCCAGCGCGTCCGCCCCATACCAACCAACGAAGAAGGGAGCAACCCATGGCGGGAGAGACCATCATCACCGTCGTCGGCAACCTGACGCGCGACCCGGAACTGCGCACCGTGGGCAACGGTTCGACGGTCGCCAACTTCACGATCGCCGCGTCCACGCGCACGTTCAACCGCAACACCAACCAGTGGGAGGACGGCGACACGCTGTTCATGAACTGCTCGGCATGGGATTCGGCCCACACCTCGCTTGCGAGCAACGTCGCCCACAGCCTGTCCAAGGGCATGAACGTCATCGCGCAGGGACGCCTCATGCAGCGCACGTACGAGACCGAAAACCATGAGAAGCGCACCGTCGTCGAACTGCGCGTCGAGACCATCGGCCCCTCCCTGCGCCGCGCCACCGCACAGGTGAGCCGCCAGAGCGCGAGCGCCGGCTTCGTCGGCAGCCAGCAGGGCGGCGAGCCTGCTGCCGGTTCGGGCGCGCCGTATCAGGGCGGCGCCACCCGGTCGACATCGTCGGCGGCGGTGTCGGATCCGTGGGCCGACGGCAACAGCGGGTTCGGTACGACATTCGGCGCCCGCGACGACGCGGATCCGGACGATTTCTAAGGAGCGGAACATGAAGGGGGAGAGGACCACGCGGCTGCTTTCCTGCTTCGTCGGCGGGACGCCGGCGACCAAGGGCAGCTACAGGCCGGTCACCAACCGCGCCAGCGGCAAGACGCTGCTCGTCGGCATGAACCGCAACGAGCACGCATGGCGACGCCGTGTGGCCGCCGTGGTGCGGTCGCAATGGTTCCGTGAGCATCCCTCGACGCCCATGCCATGCGTGGACGAGCCGCTGCTGGTGGTCGCCGACTTCTACCTGCCCCGTCCCAAGAGCGTGCACCGTGCGTTGCCGAGCGTGAGCCCGGACATCGACAAGCTCGCCCGCTGCCTGCTCGACGCGCTCACCGACAGCCGGCTCATCAAGGACGACTCCCGCATCGTCAGCCTCGACACCACGAAACACTACGCCACCTGCGACGAGGAGATCGGCGTCGGCCTGACCGTCCGCACCATCCACACCAAAGACACCAAGGAGCAATCATGAGCCAGCAGAAGGGCTACGCACGCCTGAGCAACGACCTGTGGCGCTCGCCGACCGCGATGAAGATACTCGCGGTCAACCCCGCCGCGCTCGCGTACTATGTGGCCGCGATCAGCTACGCCTCCGACAACCTCACCGACGGCCGCCTCGACGAGACCGTCGTGCGCTACGTGCTGCGCGTGCCCGACGACGTCATCGACTACCTCGTCGACGAAGGCAAATGGGAACCCGACACCGACGGCGGCTGGAGGATCCACAACTATGCCAAATGGCAGAACAGCCGCGCCGACATCGAGGCCGCACGCGCCAAGGACCGCGAACGCAAGACCCGCAAACCCGCCACGACACCCACCAAGAAGGATTCCACGCGGAATCCGGACGGAATCCGGACGGAAGCCGACGTGAATCCAGAGCCTTCTTTTAACCAAAACCAAAACCAAAACCAAAACACTTCCTCTCACGAGGAAGTGGGGGAGGCGCGCGCGAGCGCGCCCGCCACCGCCGCCGCGGAGACGAGAAGCGAAAGCGAACTGATCGACGTGTGGGAGCCCGACGCGTCCTGCATCGCCTACGCCGACGAACTCGCCCGCGCCGGACATCCCAAAATCGACCTGGGCGCGCTCGCCACCCGCTTCCGGCGCAAGCTGCATGCCCGAGGACTGGCCGCCTACAAGCTGCGAGCCACACCCAAAGCCCTGAGTGCGGAGTTCTGCACGTGGATCGACACCGAAGTCACGATCCTCGCCCAACAGCCCAAACCCGCCGTCGCGCCACCGACCCTCCACACGGCCACGCCGCCCACGCACCGGCACACATGGGACTGCGAACACGTGCAGACCCGCATGAGCCCGCACGAAGCCGACTACGACCACGAACGACACGGATGGGGCGCATCCGACTGGATGACCGCCTGCGCCGCCGAAGCCGACCGCCTCAACCACGAAGAAGGCCTCACCGACACGGTCGGCGAGCCCGAACACGCGGCGCTCGCGGAAGGAGACGCGGCATGAGCGCGCAACGCATCATCCACGAAGGCGCCGCCGTCGGCCACCTGCTCGTCGTCGCCTATCTGGGATCCCGCCACCGCACCGGGCTGTGGGAGTGCGAATGCGAATGCGGCCGCCACTGCATCAAACGCACCGACTCGCTCCTCGCCGCCATCAAACGCGGCTACGCCACCGGATGCGGACGCGGATGCGGCATGCGCAGAACCAGCCAGCGCGCCAACGGCCTCAGGGACGACCCGGACCTCGTCGACTGGGGTCAGGCCATGCACGACTACCGAGACCTCATCGACCAATACCGCGCACCCGCAGCCAGGAGCGACGCATGAACACCCTCATCTGGCTCGCCATCATCCTCACCGCCCTCACCGCGCTCGCAGTCTGGGCCGGATGGCACGACTTCTAACCCATCCACCGAAAGGAACCCCATGGCCATGAACGTCACCGAACGCCTGTACACGCTCAGCGACGTGATCGATCTGCTCGTCGCACAATCCGCAGCCGTCGCCGCCGACCAGAGCCTCGACCCCAGACACGACATCACCGACCGCGTCTACATCGCCGGAAAACAGGCCGCCCTCGCGGACGCCATCGCCGCCATCGCGGGCATGATCGACCCGCTCTGGATCCTCGCCGCCGCCCACAAGGACGAACACGCATGAGGGACGCGTCCGCGCTCGCGATTCTATGCGCCATCATGCTGATCGTCAGCTGGTGGACCGACACGCACCGCTTCTAATGATCCAAACAAATGTTCGAACACGACTTGAAGGAGACCTCATGAATGAACCAGCCGTCTACGCCTTCCACGGCGCCGCAGTTCGCATCCACACCGACGGCGACCAGATCGAATACTGCGCACGCGACGTCGCCGCAGCCCTCGGATACACCAACCCAATGAAGGCAGTACGCGACCATTGCAGGGGTGAACGAAACGTTCACCCCCTACAGACAGCCGGCGGAATGCAGGAAGCGACGTTCATCTCGGAGGGCGACGTGTACCGCCTGATCGTCTCGAGCCAGCTGCCCGCCGCCGTCGAATTCGAACACTGGCTGTTCGACGAGGTCGTCCCTGCCATCCGCCGCACCGGCGGCTACATCCCGGTACGGGAGGAGGACGACGAGAAAAGCATCCTCGCCCGCGCCGTCCTCATCGCCCAGTCCGCGCTCGCGGACAAGGACCGCATCATCGCATCGCAGCGCACACGCATCGCCCGCGCGGAGCCGTTGGCCCTGACCGCGCAGGCATTGTGCGACACGAATGGCAGCATGACGCTCACCGACGCGGCCAGGCACTTCATGCAGCTCGACCCGCGCATGAACCGCTCCCGCGTCATCTCCACGTTGCGCGGGCACGGCTATCTCGAACAGGGCTCGCTCGCGCCCACTCGCAAGGCCATCGACCCCGGCTACCTCAAACCGATCGTCGGCAAACGCCACGACGGCCGATTGGGCAGGCAATATGCGCACTTCACGCCCAAGGGCCTCGGATGGTTCATCAACCGATTCGTCTACGGCGATGCGCAGGGGACGCTCGCCGATGAAGGGATGGAGGAGAAAGCATGAAGACGGATGAACGGTGCCTCCAGCCCCGCGGCGAGAACGACATCTGGCTTACCCCGGACGATGTGGCGCGGATGATGCGCGTGACGCGGCGCACGGTGAGCACGTGGCGCTATCGGGGAACCGGCCCCCGGTGTGTGCATATCACGCACAATTGCGTGCGCTACCGGATGTCCGACGTACGAAAGTGGATCGAAAGCAAGGCGCAGCCGGAAGGTGGGGTAGCATAGATGTACCGGAAAGAAGCGAAGAGGTCGCGACACTGCAATGCCGCGACCTCTTGTTCAGCCTCTAGGGATGTCCTAGTGCTTCTTCGGTGTCACATACGTCGTGGTTCTCGGATGGCTTCTGGCGTATGCGTCGGTGACGAAGCGTCCCGTGACCGCGCTGTGCGGCTGCGGTTTCGAGGCGCTCGTCTTCCCCTTGGACTTCGACATGGTTCACCTCCTCTCGTGGCGATCGTGGCCGGAGTCTGTCCACTTGCTCCGGCTCTATGCTGCACTATGTTACTACACGGCATTCTTTGGGGTCTAGAACGCCGCAATACGGAAAACATGTGGATAACCCCGGAAAACACCCATTTGTCGGCGTATGACGTCATTACGCCGCGTTTTCGTGCATCTTTTGCGTGTCGCACGACAAATCCACCGACAATCCACAATCACATCCACATCGCCTCGACGGCGTGTCGCCATGCACCCACAAGCGCTTTCCCAAGCCGAACGGACACCCGACACGATGCCATCATCGACACCCACACCACAAAAGGAACAAGGCAATGACCACCAAAGCCCAGATCGACCGCATCCTCAAAGCACACGCCAACGGCCTTCCGGCCGCGCAGATCGCCGCACGCCTCGCCATCAGCGTCGCCGAAGTCACCGACGTCATCCGCACCGGCGGCCACACACCACCACCCAAACCGGCCCCGCCAACCTTCAGCGACGTCCCACTATGGGACTGAGGGGGAGGAGCCATGCCCGACGACACGCTCAAGTCCGCGCTCGCGGAAATCGCCGACCTGTTCAACCGACGCCAGACGGCACTCGACCCATGGACCAGCGACCACTACGACTACGACGACGGCTACACGTCAGGGCTTGCTCAGGCGATCGCCATCATCGAAGCCCACCTGAAACCCAACCCATAACAGCCACGCAGCAAAAAGGCCGCCTCGCCCTTTCCGGACTCAGCGGCACGACCCACAGCCCATCCTACCGGAAAGGAACACCGTGCAGCCCGACACCGACCGCATCCGCCACGACATCCACGACCTGCGCGAACAGACCATCACGCTCGACGCGCTCGCCACACGACGCATCAAGATCCACCGCAGCTCAACGCAGGCGCACATGAGCAGCGCGCCCACGCCACTCAATCTAGCCGCCGTCGATCTGCTCGACCAGATCCACGCACTCGCGCGCCGCCTCGCGTTTGCGGCCGGTCTGCGCTTCGGCCGCGGCATGGACGCACACGACCTGCTCAAAGGCCTCGACCGCGACGAGCCGTGCGCCGCGCTCGCCCTACGCGCCGACGCATGGGACATCGTGCGCTTGGTCGACGACGCCGCATGGCACTGCCGCCAGCTCACCGACCCCGAACCCAGCCACCGGTACGTCGGCGTCTGCGAGCGCTGCGGGTACGGCGTGTGGATCCCCGAAACCCAACCCGTCAACGGCGTTGACCACCGGTGCGAGATGTGCGGACACATGAGCCCGATCGCCCAGGTCGCCCAAGCGCACGAGCTGCGGTTGCTCACCTCGGGAAAGGCCGGCACCGCAGCCGACCTCTGCCGCCTCCTCAACGCATGCGGCATCACCATCAAACGCAACACCATCACCCAATGGCGCAAACGCAAACGCCTCACACCACTAGGCCAAGACGAGCATGGACATCCCGTGTACGCGCTCGCGGACATCCTGCTGCTGCGCCGCGCGGTTGACAGATCGAACTGTCACCGCTAGGGTTACTAGTATTGCGCGACGCGTGTAGCTGAGCGCGAGGTGCGGCCTCGGACGGTGTGGACTGTTCGGGGCCGTGAACGTATCGGGGGAGCGGGTTATGAGCCGGGCCAATCCACGCACTGCGAACGGGCATCGCCGCCGGCAGCTGCGCGCGCGTGTGCTCGCCGCGTACGACACATGCGCAATCTGCGGACAGCCGGTCGATAAGACGCTGCGCTCGCCGCATCCGCTGAGCCCTGAGGTCGACGAGATCATCCCGGTGTCACGCGGCGGCGATCCGCTCGCATGGGACAACGTGCGCCTGACGCACCGACGCTGCAACCGGCTCAAGAGCAACAAGAGCGACGAGTACGCGCGAGCGCAGCTCGAGCATCGTCCGCAGCCGCAGGCGACTTCGCTGCCATTGCACGCGAGCGCATGGTGACGTCGGCCGTCGCCGGCCCGGCGGGCGGATGGTGGGGAGGGTACCCCCGGCGGCCTCGGGAGGGCCACCTCGGGTGCAGTGCCGATATCTCCCCGGATGGGGTGAATATCGTGACCGTCACGCAAATGTCACGAAAAACAACAGGGCGGTGACCGCGATGAAATGCTGTGTGTGCGGGACGGACTACGAGCCGCACGCCGGCCGTGGCCGCCCCTCGAAATACTGTTCCCCTGCCTGCCGCAAGCAGGCGCAGCGTCTGCGTGACAGACTGGGCGCACGCCCCGCCGCCACCCGCAAGGAGCAACTGGAGCGGGCGGGTCACGAGGATCGCGCGGGGGAGACATGGGAATACTCCGGCGATGACATCCCGGCGAACCGCCGGCATGAGTTCGACCGGCGCGCCGCGCGCAAGATGGATGACGACCGTGAGACGGTGCTGCGGCGCAGCCAGCGCAAACTGCAGCAGGTGATCGACGACCCGGACACGCCCAAGGCGGCGATCGCGAAACTGGTGGAGACGCTGATCGACGTGACGGCCAAGCTCGAGGCGGTCAAGGACGAGGACGGTGGCGGCGACGACCTGCTTGACCTGTTCGCCAACAACCAGGAGGAGGCGGAGCATGACGACGCCATCGGGGCCGAGATTGTCTGACGTCGCCACCCACCTGACCCGCCCCACCGGCATCACCGGCAGCGATTTCACCCGCCTGAACCTTGTCGCCGACAAATGCGGCATCCATTTCGACCGTTGGCAGCAGGGCGTGCTATGGCTGCTCCTGGCCAAACGCGACGACGGACGGTACGCGTGCGGCGAGGGCGGGCTAGTCCTGTCCTCATGCCGCCAGATCGGCAAGACCTACACCATCGGCAACGCCGTGTTCCTCATGTGCGCCGTGCACCCGAACCTGACCGCCGTATGGACCGCCCACCACACGCGCACCTCGGACCAGACGTTCAACGACCTGTGCGCCCTGGAACGCCACCCATTGCTCGGCCGCTACATCGAGCGCATCCGCCGCGCCAACGGCCAACAGGAGATCAGGTTCAAAAACGGCAGCCGCATCATGTTCGGCGCGCGCGAACGCGGCTTCGGCCGTGGCCTGCACTCGGTGGACGTCGAGGTGTTCGACGAGGCGCAGATCCTCACCCAGTCGGCGCTCGACAACATGGTCGCCATCGTCAACACCAGCCCCAACCCGCTCGTCGTGTTCATGGGCAACCCACCCAAGCCAGGCGACGTGAGTGAAGCGTTCGAGGACAAACGCCGCGCGGCACTTAACGGTGTGGACGGCATCGCCTACATCGAACTGAGCGCCGACAAGGACGCCGACCCCGACGACCGCGCCCAGTGGGCCAAAGCCAACCCCAGCTATCCGAACCGCACCAGCGAAGAGGCCATGCTGCGCATGAGAAACCTCCTGACCGACGACTCCTTCCGTAGGGAGGCGCTCGGCATCTGGGACGAGCACACCGCCACCCATGCCATCGACCCCGCACTCTGGGCGCAGGCCGCCACCCATGAACCGAACATGGACGGGTTGAAGGGATTCGCCCTCGACATGGCGCCCGACCGGTCCAGCCTGTGCATCGGCGCCGCCGTCAAACATGACGATGGAAGCCTGCACATCGAGGTCGCCGCCTTCAAGGACGCACGCCACGAAGGCACCCGATGGGCCGTCGACTGGATCCGCGAACGCTGGCCCCAGACCGCGGCGGTCGTCATCGACGCGCAATCCCCGGCCATGAGCCTGCTGCCCGACCTCAAGGCCGCGCATGTGCGCCCGATCATCACCAACGCGAGCGACATGGGGCGCGCCTGCGGCAAATTCCTCGACGATCTGACCGCTGGCACCCTCACCCACCTGCCCGACGACGGCCAGCCGGCACTCGCGCTCGCCGTGAAGAACGCCGTCACCCGCCCCATCGGCAATTCCGGCGCCATCGGATGGAACAAGATCGGCAGTGACACCGACATCAGCCCGCTCGTCGCCTGCACGCTCGCCGCCTACGGGCTGAGCGTGACCAAACGCAACCCGAACCGCAGACAACGCGTAATGAGGTGAGACACATGCAACCCATGACCGGCATGCCGCACCTGTCCGGCAGCGTGGCAAACATCACCCGCATCACCGGCATGGGCCGAGACGACATGGACACCACCATGCGCCTGCTGCGGGTATGGCGCGACAAATACCCGCGCAACCTGCTGCGCACACGCTTCTACGACGCCAAGCAACGATTCCGCAACCTGCACATCGCGGTCCCGAACACCGTGGCGGCGAAGATCGGCAACGTCGTCGGCTGGCCGCAGAAAAGCGTGCGCGCCCTCGCCGACAAAAGCGTCTTCGAAGGCTTCGAGACCCCCGACGGCGACCCGCACGGCATCGCGGCGATCATGACGGACAACGAGCTGACCGCCGACGTGAGCGAGGCGATTATCAGCTGCTACAAGCATTCCTGCTCGTTCCTGACCGTCGACTACGACCCCGCCGACCCGAGCGGCGAACGGATCCTGATCACGCCACGCTCGGCGGACTGGTCCGCGGCGCTATGGGACACGCAGCGCCGCCGCATCGCCGCCGCGCTGACCATCACCGGCGCCGACCAAAACGGCAACATCACCGACTTCAACGTGTGGCTGCCGGGACGCAACTACTCCGTCCGCGCATCCGGCATGGGCATGTGGCGCGCCGAACGCCAGGACAACCGCCTCGACCGCGTCGCCGTCGTCCCCTTCGCCTACGACAAGCAGATGGACAGGCCGTTCGGAAGGAGCCGCATCAACCGCACGCTGATGAACCTCACCGACATGGCGGTGCGCACGATGGTGCGCATGGAGGCATCCGCGGAATTCTACGCGACACCGAAACTGTGGTTCCTCGGCCTCGATCCCGACGCGTTCGAGAACGGCACATGGAGCTCCCTCGTCTCCGACATCAACGCGATCAACCGCGACATCGACAACAACATCCCCGAACTCAAGCAGGTGCAGCAGGCGTCCATGAGCCCGCACGGCGCCATGCTCGAGACCATCGCCATGCTCGCCTCGGCCGAAACCGACATCCCGGCCGAGAACCTCGGCATCCGACTGTCCAACCCGACCAGCGCCGAGGCGCTCGCCGCCAGCGAGAACGCGCTCACCCGCGTCGCCAACCGCCAGAACCGCGTCTTCGGACAACAGCTGATGAACGCGCTGTCCATCGCCCTCCAGCTACGCGACAACACGCCAGAGCCTCCCGATCTGGGTGGCGTGCGCCCGCTGTGGGCGCCCACGCGCGTCGTGTCCGACGCGGCCCGCGCCGACTTCTACACCAAGGTCGCGCAGCAACTGCCCGGATACGCGGACTCCGACGTGGCCCTGTCCCGACTCGGACTGACCCGCGACGAACTCGTCAGCTTCCGCTCCCACCAGCAGACCGAACGCGCCAAGGCACAGCTCGACCAGCTGCGCGCGCAGACCGCCGGCACCCAGACCAACGACGCCCAGCCCGCCAACGCGGACAACGCCGCGGGGGGCGAGTGACCTGAAGGCCAAGTTCGACGCGCTCGGCGTCGCCATCCGCGCCGGCGTCGACCCGCAATCGGCCGCCACGATGCTCGGACTGGACGGCGTGCAATTCACCGGCGCGGTACCCGTGAGCCTGCGCCTGCCGACCGGCGACGCGAACAGCCTGGAAGACAAATAATCCAATAATCCGAGGGGGCGGCCATGGCATTGAACGATCTGACCGTCCCCGCCGGCGACGAAGCTGAGTTCCAACGGCTGCTCGACACGCTGTACACGCGATACCAGAACGACATCGACAACCTCACCGACGCGGCCACCGACGAGATCGAGACCGCCATCAGGCGCGGCGACCTCGACCTCAAGGAGATCGTGCGCGACTACACGGACAGCGCCTCCCAACTCTCCCGCGACTACTACCACACGGTCCGCCAAGCATGGCAGGAATACGCCGGCGAACAATTCCCCGGATTCGACGACGGCGGCCTGGTCGACCCCGACCGCGTCCTGTGGCAGACCCAACACGGATTCGCCGACAGCGACTACACGGGCGTCAAATACTCCGACGTGAAAACCGGCTCCAACAAAGCCGGCCTGACCATGGACGACCTCTGGCCCGCCATGACCGACACCGACGACGCCCAACAGTTCATCGCCGACATGATCCGCAACGCCCTGCGCTCGCAGACGCAGCAATGCATGCGCCGCGACCCCACGCAGCCGCGCTGGGCGCGCGTGCCCCAAGGCAGGACGTGCGCGTTCTGTCTCATGCTCGCCAGCCGCGGTTTCGCCTACCTGAGCGCCGAGACCGCCGGCAAGGGCGGCGCGCGCTTCCACTCGGACTGCGACTGCCGCATCATCCCCAGTTGGGGCAGGCAGACGCTTGCTGGATACGACGTGCAGCAGCTCGAGAAAACCTACTCCTCGGCAAAGGAATATGCGAAGAAACATGGCATAAGCCCATTACAGGCCTTGCGCCAACAACAAGGGATTACCACTGATGGCCGGATACCCGCAGAATTGCAGCTGCCGCCCGGACGACCTCCGGCAGACCCGGATGGGGGAAGGGTGTTCCGCAGATTCCTTGGCGATCGGAGTGTCTATGAGGCGTTGACCGGTACAAATCCGAATTATGAAGATGGGATAGAGTGGCAGACCAATTGCCAGCGATGCGTCATCGCTTATGAGATGAGGAGACGTGGGTATAACGTCACAGCAAATCCGCGAGAGCTTGATGCTCATGGAGCAATCAAGACGGAGCCGCTGACCTATCAATGGTATAAGGCGTTCATGGCTAGCAGAGTCAGATGCCCAATCGGTTCAGGGCTCGATGAAGTACTTAGAAAAATGAACGAGTGGGGCTTAAGCTCAAGGGCGATCGTTCAGATCACTTGGTCAGCCACTGGGACGTCGCATGTGTTCATCGCCGAGAACCTTAAGAACGGAGTGCAATTCTTCGATCCGCAAACAGGCGATTGGGATGTGAAAAGATACTTCAATGCGGCTGCAGATGGGAAAAGCAGTATAATGAGGATTGATGATGCTCACGCAGTAAAAGGCATTGTGTTCAGATTATGCAGGGAGGTGTGACATGAATGTTCAGGAGGCACTGCGCATGGCCGCGGAACTGCAACCGCATCTTGAGATCATCTCCATGGTGGAGTATGGGCCATACTGGATTTTCGGATACTGCGAACCGGGGCTGACACCAGAGGATTGCCCCGGCATGCCCATGCTGAAAATGAGGAAATCCGACGGTGCGAGCGTCTATCTGCATGTGCAGGACAAAGACTTTCTGGATATTGCACGGCACGCAACAAAAGTCGATCTGCCAGCTCATACCCTCCCATACTCGCTCACTGCCTAAGAAGAAGCAGCTTTACGCAGCCACCCGGCAGGGTGGCTTTTTCATTGGCCAGAACCATAGAGAACACTGCCGGTGCAAGCCCGGATTTGGCCACGATATGAACCCGCCGAAACGGCGGGTTTTTTATTACCCGAAACGGGCCGACGAAAGGAACATCCATGACCACCGAGGAACTCGAGGCGAAACTCGCCGAAGCCACGAGCAAACTGGAGGAAACCACCGCCAAGCTCGAGGAAACCACCAGACACTCCCGCGAATGGGAAAACCGCGCCAAGGCGAACAAGGCGAAGGCCGACGAACTGGAACAGCTCAAAGCCGACCACGAGAGCGCCGTCAAGGAACTCGACGAACTCAAAGCCTACAAGGCGAAGACCGAACACGAGACGGCCCACGCCACACTCGCCAAGAAGGTCGCCGCCGAAACCGGGGTGCCGGCCGACCTGCTCGTCGGTGACGACGAGGAATCCATGCGCGACTACGCGGCCAGGCTCGACCAGTACGCCCACCCCAAACCGGCAGGGCTGCCCAACCAAGGCAGCCAACCCGACACCACCGCGAACGTGGACGACCTGAACGCCAAGGAAGCGGTCAACCGGATGTTCGACAAACTCTAAACCCACAACCACACCGAAAGGACGCCGAACATGGCAATGGACACCAGCAAGATCAAACTCCCGCACACGATCGCGCAGGCGGTCGTCAACAAGGTGGCTGACACCTCGACCATCGCGAAACTCTCCCCAAGCAGCCCACAGCTGTTCACCGACACCGACTTCATGTTCTTCAACGGCAAAAGCGAAGCCGACGTCACCGCCGAAGGCCAGAAGAAAAGCAGCTACGAACAGGACCTCAGCTACGTATCCGGCACCCGATTCAAGGTGCAGACCACCACACGAGTCACCTCCGAACTGCAGTGGGCCGACGAAGACAACCGCTTCCAGATCATCCAGCGCATCCAGGAGGACCAGGCGAAGGCCATCGCCCGCGCCCTCGACTACGTCGTCTACCACGCCATCAACCCCAAGACCGGAGAAACACTCGACGGCTTCACCGCACTGACGACCGCCGCACAAACCGTGACCGCCACCGACGACCAGATCGAAAACGTCGACGCGCTTGCGGACGCGCTCAACGAGTACGAGATCAACGGTGTGGCTTTGTCGCGCACGTGGGCGGCGCAGCTGCGCAAGCTGCGCGTGCCGGCCACGGGCATGCGCTTCTATCCGGAGATTCCCATCAACCTCGATGCGGGCACGCTCGACGGGATCCCGGCCGCCACGTCGGGCACGGTCAACGGCAAGCTCGCCAAGACCTCGACCAAGGTGCTGGGCGTGATGGGTGACTTCTCGTTGATCAACTGGGGCATGGTGCGCGACATCACCGCGGAGATCATCCCGTACGGCGATCCGGACCAGACCGGTGTCGACCTCAAGGCCCACAACCAGATCGCGTACAGGTCGGAGGCGGTGTTCGCGTACGCCGTCCTCGACCCGCAGGCGTTTGCCGTGCTCAAGGAGGCGTGATTATGGCAAGCGATTTCCCGCCGCAGACGTTCGTCGTCACGTCCGACGGCAAGAAGCACAAGCCCGGCGTGCTCGACCCGCGTGTGCGCCTGGTCAACCCCGACGGCACCGCCTACAAGCCGGCGGCGACGGCCGGGGCGGCGGTGGCGGACGCGACCGAGGCGACCCTGCTCGCACAGTTCAATGCATTGCTTGCCTCGCTGCGCGCCGCTGGTGTCATCGCCGGATCCTGAACAGGAGAGCGAGATGACCGATCCACAGCCGTTCGCCACCGTGGACGACCTCGAGGCTCGCTGGCACGGCCTCACCGACAGTGAACGTGAACGCGCGGCCGTGCTGCTCGTGGATGCCAGCGATCTAATCCGCACGCAATGCGCCGGATGGGAACATTGCGAGGCGGCGACGCTGCGCCGTGTGGCGTGCGCGGCAGTCAAACGCGCCATGCTCGCCGCCAGCATGGGCGTGCCCGAGGGTGTCAGCCAGACGAACACGACCACCGGCCCGTTCTCCGACGGGTACACCTTCGCCAACCCCAGTGGCGACCTGTACCTGCTGGATACGGAACGCCGCAGCCTCGGCATGGGCCGGGCGAAGGCGTTCCATGTGCGCATGGCCCCGGCCGATGAAGGAACATCCCATGATTCCAACGGATTATGAGACCGTCACGGTTTCCCGCAGCCGCGTGACCATGGTCGCCGGCCGGCGCCACAGCGAACCGCCCGAACCGGTCGGTGAGATCGGCGTGCTCGTCGCGCCCGTCACCCGCGAACGGCAGTTGGAGACCGGGCGAACCACGCTCGTATCCGGCTATGACCTGTACCGGCGTGGTCATGCCGTGCTCGACATGCGCGAGGGCGACCTCGTCGAGGTGCGTGGCGAGACGATGATCGTCACCGAGTCCCCCATGCAATGGAAGCGCGGGGAGCGGATCGTCGGATGGCAATGGCATTGCGAAAGAAGAGAGGACACGCTATGAGCCGGACACGTGTGAAGGTCGTCCTCAACCGGGGCGCCGTACGTGAGCAGCTGCTGCACAACAGGCAGCTGCTCGACGAGGTCGAATACCAGGTCAAGGGCATGGCCGGCGTGCATCCCGCCATCAAGGTGTACCGCAACACCGGCGGTGAGCGAGGCAACATCGTCGCCACGATACCCATGCAGGTCGAGGACGCGCACCGCGGCCTGATGGCCGACATGCTCGGCAAGGTGCGCGTATGACGCCGCGTCTGATCGGCGAGGACCCCTCGAAGCGGATCCTCGCCCTCGTCGCGGCGGCGATCGGCCCGGTGCCCGTCGGCTACGACATGCCGCCGGCCGATGCGCAGGGCCGGCGCATGTTCCTGACCTTGTCCGCCGGCGCGATGCGCACGCTCGCCAGCCAACGCGTCACGCTCACGCTCAGCGCCTACGCGCACCATCCACGCGGCCACTGCGACCATGCGCAGGCCGTCTCCTTGTGGAGACGCGGCGTCGAGGCGATCCTCGCGGGCCGTACGCTCCACCCGCTCATCGACGCCCAAGTGCAGTCGGGGCCCATCGACGCCCACGACGGCGCATTGGACGTCGACTACGTCTACGGGGCCGTCCTGCTGGACGTCGCCGCGACCACCACAATCCCAACCACAACAAACCCAACCCACTGATGGAAGGACATCATCATGGCAGACACCACAGGCTTGGAGGCGTCGCTGCTCGCAGCCGGCGCCACCGGACTCGAATTCGTCTCCGAAGGCAACAACGCCGCCCTCGTCGGACTCATCAAAGAGAGCGCGATCTTCAAGTTCGGCCTCGAGGAATCGGTCGGCACCCTCAACGGCAACTGGAGGCCACCGGCGGGAAAGCAACCATTCGGCTACATGTCCGAGGACGGCATCACCATCCACGCCGAAGCCGGCGAAGACACCGACCTCAGGGGGCACAACGGCGACAGCGTCGTGAGCATGACCACCGGCTCCTACTGGACCGTGCAGCTCAGCGCCCTCGAATCCAAGAAGGAGGTCATCGAAACCTACTTCGACACCCAGGTCGCGGCCGACGGGTCGATCACGCTCACGAGCGCCGAGACCAACTCCTACGCCCAGTACGTGATCGCCGGCATGACCCAGTCCGGACACCTCATCGTCCTGCACCTGCCCAAGCTCAAGGTCTCCGAGCGTGACGACATCACCTGGACCGTCTCCGACCTGCAGGCATTCAACATGACCTTCCGTGCTTTCAAGGGCGGGGAGAACGCGCCCTACATGATGAAGGCGTGGGGTTTCGCCCAGGACATCAACTGATCTGCCGCACCTGCACATACCGGCCGACGGACGCCACACACGCCCGTCGGCCACCCCCCCCACACCAACCACGACCACGATCAAAAAGGAACCCAAACGATGAGCGACACGACCTATCTCGACCTGACCCCCTCCGACACCGTCGCCGACTACGACACCACACCCATCCACCTCCAGTACGGCGACGTGAAGATGGACCTGCCCCGCCTCAACGACAGCACCCAACTGCCCACCGCCGTCATCATCGTCAGCATGCAGGTCGTCTCCACCGGATGGGACAACCTCGACTACGAGGACCAGATCCGCGTCATGGCAACCATCCTCGCATGGCTCACGAGCAAATACCCGCGCCTCGAACGCGAACTCGACACCAAAAGCGGCGACAAACTCGCCGACCTTGGCCGCATCATCGGCGCATGGGCGGAAGCCACGCAGGGCCTCGACCCAAAAGCCTGACCCTCCTCGACCTATGGCTCAACCATCACTGGGCGCTGCAACACGACTGGATGCGCGCGTGGCACGAACGCCTCGACCTCAAACGCACCCCGCTGTACGTCGCATGGCCCATGCTGCGAGAAATCCTCAAGGACCGATCAACCTCGCACAGCTTCGCCGCACTCGCCGGCATGGGATGGATGCCATCGGACGCCGACCGCACCCTGTGGGCGCTCGCGCAATCCGGCAGCAAAACCCATGCGACGCCGCCATGGATGCGCCCCGACCCACTCACCGAACGGGCCACACCACGCCCACACCACGACGCACGGCTGCGCGGCATGCTCGCCGAGCGTCTTGGACTGGACAAATAACCCCATAACCACCACCACACACCACAGCAGGGAGGATGAACAATGGCACAGGAACTCGGCACCGGCTACATCATCATCAGCCCCAGCACCAAAGGCCTGGGCAAGGCCATCGAGGGCGACATCAGCCAAGCGGCCGACAAAGCCAGCACATCCAGCTCCAAAAGCATCCTCAAGACCATGGGCGGAGCCCTCGGCAAAGTCGGCAAGATCGGCATCGCAGGCGTCAGCGCCATCGGCGGCGCCCTCGTGGGACTGGCCGCCAAGGGCGGCTTCGACCGCGCCCTGAACGTCGAACGCGCCCAGACCAAACTCAAAGCCCTCGGCCACGACACCAAGAGCGTCGACGCCATCATGAGCAACGCGCTCGCATCGGTCAAAGGCACGGCGTTCGGCATGGGCGACGCGGCCAGCGCCGCCGCGGGACTGATCGCGTCCGGCATCAAACAGGGCAAAGAGCTCGAGACCGTCCTGACGACCGTCGGCGACGTCGCCCAGATCAGCGGACGCTCCTTCACGGAGATCGGAACGATCTTCAACAAGGTGGCCGCCACCGGCAAACTGCAGGGCGACGAGATGCTCCAGCTCATGGAATCCGGCATCCCCGTCCTGCAGTACCTGGCCGACCACTTCCAGGTCACCGCCGAAGAAGCCCAGAAAATGGTCTCCGACGGCAAAGTGAGCTTCGCGGACTTCGAAGCCGCGATGCGCGAGCACCTCGGGGGAGCGGCCAAGAACGCCGGAGAGTCCTTCGACGGCATGGTCGCCAACGTCAAGGCCGCCCTGTCCCGTCTCGGCGAGGGCTTCGAAACGCCTTTGATTGGCAGCCTGACCAAGCTCGGCAACAAGCTCATCCCAGTCATCGACCAGATCGTCGCCGCCACCAAACCACTGCAGGACGCCTTCGCCGGCAGACTCGCCACGGCGGTCGACAAAGCCGGGTCAGTCATTGACGACTTCGCCGCCAAACTCGACACGGGCGAGGTCTCGCTCGCCGGCATCGCCATGCAACTGGCGACAGCGACCGGCGGTTTCGGCGCGCTCGCCGCGATCGGCCCGCATCTGGACGACGCCCTGTCCGCGGTGGACGCCTTCGCCGGCGGACTCGACGCCATGGGCGGCGGCACGGCGTCCATGTTCGGATCGTTCAAATCGGCGCTGTCGTCGTTCGCGACGTCGGCCGGCACCGCGGGACGTAATGCGAAAGCCGGCCTGGAACTCATCGGTGAGAGCATGCAGCCACTAGGCGACGGTATCAAACGTACAGTCGCAAACCTCGGCGACACGAAGCTTGGTACGGCCGTCACCTCGATGGTCAGCGGAGCGCACGGCGCGCTCACGTCCGGCATGTCCCGCATCTCGACCGCGCTCACGTCGATGCGCGGCAGGTTCGCAAGCGGCATGGCCGGCTTGGCCGGCACGTTCTCCAACAACCCCGTCGTGCAATCCGTGCAGGCGATGGGCGGCAAGGTGTCGGGGGTGTGCTCGTCGCTGGCGTCCAAGGCGTCGTCGATGCTCGCCCCGATTGGCGAGGCGTTCGGCGCCGTGTTCGACGGCATGGGAGGCAAGCTCGCCGCGGGCATGCAGTCGTCGCTCGGCAAGGTCGGTGGTGTGCTAGGCACCTTCTTCAGCCCCGGCAACCTCATGAAGGTCGCCGGCATCGGCGCGATCGCAGGCGTGGTCGTCGCAGCGTTGGGCGCCATCTCGCAGGGCATGGGAGGTCAGGTCGACCAGCTCGTCACTCAACTGGTCGGCAAGTTCTCGCACATCCTCGCCGAGGTCGGCAGCTGGGTGCGCGAAAGCCTGCCGACGATGATGCAGGCCGGCGTCGACCTGCTCGCCAACCTGCTCGAGGGCGTCCAGTCCACGCTGCCGCTGCTGGTCAGCGTCGCGGGAGCCGCGATCTCGACGCTGTGCCAGGGCATCGCGCAGGCGCTGCCCACGCTCATCCCGATGGGCGTGCAGCTGATCATGGGTCTCATCGAATCGCTCGTCGCGCAGATCCCGATGCTGCTGCAGGCTGGCCTGCAGTTGCTGCAGGGACTGGCGGACGGCATCATCGCCGCACTGCCCGTGCTCACGGCGCAGCTGCCGGTCCTCATCCAGACGATCCTCGACGCGGTCTCCACCGGTCTGCCGATGATCCTCGAACAGGGATCGCAGATCCTGCTCAGCCTCATCAACGGGCTCGTGGAGGCGATGCCGCAGCTCGTGGCGATGCTGCCCGTCATCATCGACTCGATCATCGGGTTCCTGACGGGCAACCTGCCGCAGATCATCGCCACGGGCGTGCAGGTCCTCGTCGCGCTCGTCAACGGCTTGAGCCAGGCGATCCCGCAGCTCGTGTCCTACCTGCCGCAGATCATCGCGAGCATCGTGCAGGGCATCGCGTCCAACCTGCCGCAGATCCTCGAAAGCGGCGTGCAGGTCCTCCTCGCGCTCGGCAACGGCCTCGTCCAGGCGATCCCGCAACTGCTGGGCATGATCCCGCAGATCATCACCGGCATCAAGGACGCGTTCACGAGCGTGGACTGGGGTGAGATCGGCCGCAACCTGCTCGAGGGCATCAAGAACGGCATCACCGGAGCCGCCGGAGCACTGTGGGAGGGTGCGAAGAACGCCGTCGGCGGCATGGTCGACAAGGTCAAGGGCTGGCTCGGCATCCACTCGCCGTCCACGCTGATGGACCAGCAGGTCGGTCAGATGATCGGCGAGGGCATCGCCCAGGGCATCACCAACAGCGAGGGCTCCACGACCGGCGCCGCCGCAGGCATGGTCGAAAGCCTGACCGCCGGCTTCGACGGGGCGAAGACCATGGTCGCCGACCTCGCCTCCCATGTGGGCGAAGTCTGGACGCAGCTGTGGACAAGCCTGAATACGACCGCCACGAGCGCATGGCAGTCGATCAACACGACGATCACGGCCGGCGTGCAGACGATCACGGCGAGCCTGACGGGCGGGTCGACCGGCATCGGCATGGCATGGCAGATGGCATGGCAGTCGCTGACCATGGTCACGCAGCTCGCATGGCAGAACATCGCCATGACCGTCACCACGGGCATGACGCAGGTCGGCGCCGTCATCACGGGCGCGTCCGGCGGCATCACGGCCGCATGGCGGCTCGCATGGCAGGGCGTGGCCGCCGTCACCGCGTCCGCATGGGCGGCGATTCGCGCGAGTGTGCAGACCGGCGTGCAGTCCATCGCCGCGCAGATCGGCGCGAGCGGAGTCGCCATCCGCGTCGCATGGCAGAACGCGCAGGCCGGCATGACGCAGATCACGCGCACCGCATGGAACCAGATCCGTGCGAGTGTGCAGACCGGCGTCACGCAGATCCGCACCGCCGTCACCGCGGGCGTCACCCAGACCGCCGCCGCATGGCGCACCGGATGGAACCTGATCCGATCGACCAGCACGAACATCTGGAACTCGGTGCGCACGCAGGCGACGCAAGGCATGACGCAGATCCTGCGCGCCGTGCAGAACGGCATCAACCAGATCCGCAACGCGTGGAACTCGGGGTGGAACGCCATACGCTCGGGCTACGGCAACATCTGGAACGGGCTGCGCAGCGGCACCGTGAGCGGCATCAATGGCGTCGTGTCCGCCACCGCCAATGTCAAAACCAGCATCCTGAACGTGTTCAACGGATGCGGCACATGGCTGTATCAGTCGGGCGTGTCCATCATGGACGGGCTCGCCTCCGGCATCCGCGCCGGCACGCCCGCCGCGGTCGCAGCCGCGAAGAGCGCCATGGAGCAGGTCAACCGCAACATGCCGCACTCGCCGGCCCCCGAAGGCCCCTTCTCGGGACGCGGCTGGACGCTCTACTCGGGCATGAGCATCATGCAGGCGCTCGGTGACGGCATCGCCGCGTCCGCGCCGGACGCCGTGCAGGCGGCCGAACACGCCATGGGGCTCGTCGAGGACGCGCTCGATGTGCATGTGCGCATCCGCCCATCCATGGACACACGCGCATGGACGGACGGCATCGCGGACCTGCTCGGCGACATGGGCGCCCGGACCGTCGCCGGCGTGCGCGCCCAACTGCCGGACATGGATGCGGACGCGCAGGGCGTGCGCATGACCGACCTGCTGGGTGAGCTCATCCGCACGGTGCGCATGCTCGGCCTCGACCTGCCCGGCATCATCGCGTCGTCCACGCCCACGGTCACACGACGTCAGCTCAGGAGGGTCATCGCATGAACACCATGTGGATCGAACAAGCCGGCCGTCGCCTGAGCCTCGACGGCGATGATGGCCTGTACTCGCAGGAGGCGCTCGACGTGCGCGGCTACGCGCCCGACACCGGTGTACAGGCGCGCAGCGTGCTCGTGTCCACGCCATCACGGCAGGTCGAGATGGACATCGCCGCCATCGGCGAACAGCCCATGCTCGACCTGCTGCGCATGGGGCAGGCGAGCCTGTCCGGCGTCACGACGACGCTGCACGTCGACGACCACCATCAGCGCGTCGCGGTCGTCAAGTACACGGCCGACGAGGTGCGTCCCCGCTGGTCGCGCGCCAAACTCACGGTCCAACTGCTGGACGGCGTTTGGCTGCGCGACGGAGACACGGTCACGCTGCGCACGAGCGACGAGTCCGTGGACGTGCAGCTCGACCACCCGTACGATTTCCCCTACGATTACGGGCGCACCGCCGCGCAGCGGTTCCTGCGGCTGACCGGATCGTCGAGCGCGGACGTGCTGCTGCGCATCCGCCTCATAGGCCCGGCGGCGTCCGCTCCGTCCATGACCATCAATGGCAACGTCTACCAGTACAACGCCACACTCGCCGCGGGTGAGAGCGTCCTGGTCGACCCGGTGGACCGCACGGCCGTCAAGACCGACGCCAACGGCACGACGCGGGACGTGTTCGCCGATCTGGAACGCGGCGACGGGCTCGGGCGTGGCCGCTACTTCTTCCAACCGATCCCGTTCGTCGAGGACAAGTCCTATCCGATCATTTTCGATGCGGATTGCGATGTCGAGATCACACCCATCTACAGGGAGGTCGGATTATGGTGATACGGCTCGCGCCTGCGATGGTCGTCAAGCATGGGGACATGCTGCGTGAGATCGTCGACTACGACCTCGACCTTGCTTTCGGCAAAAGCGAGAACAATTTCCAGCTCGACACGCTGCTGGATCTCGAGGCGGGATCGCTCATATGGATCGACGGCAGCGCATACGGCGGCATCATCGATTCGGTGCGCACCGCCACAGGATCGCATGTGCGCGCCTACAAAGGGCGCACATGGACGGGCATGCTCGACGACCGGGTCGTGTGCCCGCCCGCGGGGCAGGACTACTACACGCTCACAGGCGACCTGAGCGTCTCCCTGCCGCGACTCGTGGCCGATTGCACGCTGACGCCGTCGCCGGTCGGCACCGTCACGGCGCAGACTGGCATGTCCAAGACATTCCAGGTCGACCGGTACGTCACACTTTTTGAATGCCTCGACAAGCTCATGGACTCCATCGGATGGAAATACGTGTGGGGCATCGACGCGGACACGCCGTCGATGCGGTTCATGCCGTCGGTCACGCACACAGTGGACGCCACCAGCATGGACGCCGAACTCGAGAAGGTGCGCCGCCGCGTCAACCACCTCATCGGCCTGGGCAAGGGCGAACTCAAGGACCGTGCGGTCGTGCACCGGTACATCGGCGCCGACGGGGGAGTCACCACGAGCCAGTACTACACCGGCATCGACGAGGTCGAGGCCACCTACGAACTGAGCGACAAGGACGGCGCCGAACTCACCGCCGCTGTCGAAGCGAAACTACGGGAACTGCAGCAGGTCGACGAAGCCGACATGGACTACCAAGGCGGCGCCGACATGATCGACCCCGGCGACAGCCTGCTCATGCAGGACGATGACCACAACATGCGCGTCACCGCGAAAGTCACGAAGAAGATCGCCCAAGTGCAGGACGGAAACCTCACCGTGACCGTCTCATGCGACAACACGACGATCACCCCAGCCACCGACCGGTAAGGAGACTCAATGGCCGACTACGACACCACCATCCCCGTCAACCTCGTCACCGGCAAAGCCGGCGCACCCCACGTCACCAGCGCGGACATCGGCAGCTGGAATGCGAACCTGCAAGGCATCGGCCTCATCCGCTACCCGGACGCGGACGGCACCGTCCCCACCATCACCATGGCCAATGCGACCAGCGTGACGATCCCGCCGATGAGCGTCCTCGTCGACGGCAGATACGCCCGATGGACCGACACGAAGATCCTCTCCATCGACGCCGGCACCGACGGACAGAACCGCATCGACGACATCATCCTGCTCTACGAGCGCGACGACACCACCGGCAACGAAAAAATCAGCCTCAAAGCCAAAAAAGGCACCCCGACCTCATCGACACCCACACCACCCGCATACGACAGCTCCGCCAGCATCCTCGCCGGCAGCGCCCACGCGCCCGTCGTCCTCGCACGCATCCGCCTGACCGGCACCAGCGTCACCAGCGTCACCATGATGGGCACCGTACGCACCAACCCCATCACCACCAGCATGCGCACTGCCACCAAGGCACAACTCGACCTGCTGCCGGTCACCCCCGGCACCACCGTCTACTGCGACGAGGACGGCCACTGGTACGGCGCCACCAGCTACGACACCACCTGGCGCGACTGGACCAATCTCACCCTATCCGCCGGAACCTCCGGATGGAGCACCACCTACACCGCCACGCGCACCGGCGACATCATCACCATCAACCTCAAAACCACCCGCACCGGCGGATCCACCACACTCAACGCCTGGGCGACCGGAACCGACATCCTCAAATTCCCCGAAGGATACCGGCCCCGCATCGGCGACATCAACATCCCCGTCATCAACTCGAGACCATCAAATCCGCTTTTCTACCAGCTCAACACCACGAGCATCGGCGTGCGCGCCTCGTCACGCATCGCAATCCCCACAGGCGACTGGATCAGCGCCTCCATCAGCTACCCGGTAGCCTAACCCAGAAAGGAACCCAACCATGACGACCATCCACATCAACCTCGCGCGCCCCACCGACACCGGCGCCGCACCATGCGAAGGCACCATCCGCCTCACACCCATACGCCGCTACACCCACAACCACACCGTCATCGTCCCCGACCCATACACCATCACCCTCACCAACGGCGAAGCCACGACCACCATCCCCGACACCACCACCACAACCACCTGCTGGGCCATCACCGAACTGCCGGGCACCCCACTCGAACACACACGCTACGTCCAAATCCCCGGCAACGTCACCGACACCATCGAATACACCGACCTCATCGACGTCAACCCGACAACGCTCCTACCGGCCGCCGTCGCCGCAGGCCCACTCCTGCAGATCGCGCTCGCCGCCGACGCACAGGCCGCGCTCGCATACTCGCGCACCCATCCGGACACGCTCGTGCTCTACAGCGAGGAGGCCAGCATCAGCGCGATGACCGCGACCGTCGCCGACATCGCCGCCGTGCGCGCATCCGCCCAGACGCAAGCCAACCATGCGGCCGCATCCGCGGTCAGCGCCGATACGGACGCGCAGACCATCGCCGCAGCCGCACAGACCGCCGCGCACAACCTCGCCAGCGTCGAGGACGCCGCCAACAAGATCGCCGCGATCGCCGACGCCATCACCACACCGACCGAACCTGTCGAACCGGAAGAAACGACTGCGCCGGATGAGACGGTGACCGAGCCGGAAGAAACTGCCACTCCGGACGAGATGACGGACACGGACCCACACAGCGAGGAGGCCTGACATGGGCGGCTACTACGGAGGAAAACCAATCGGAGTGCCATACCTCAACGGCTCCAAACACAACATGATCCGCAACAATAGCTGCTTCTTCCCACCGTTCTACAAAATCAGCGACTACTGGACCCGATGGGAAGGCCAGCCCAACAACAGCGTCAGCCTGCTCATGCTCAAATGGGACACCAGCGAAATCTACAACTGGCACTACGAATGCGCTAGCGACGGGCACTCGCCGCGCTCGCTGACGTACCGGTTCGCGGACGAGCTGCACGACGGCCGCACCGTCGTACCCATCACCAACTATGTGCGCAACCCCGTGCCGATCTCCTCAGGCGAGCACTGCGTCGAAAGCGGAGCCGGCATCCAGCTCGAGCATTACGAGACCAGCGTCAAACTCACCAACAACAACGCCGCCTCGGACACGCTCAACGAAGGCTGGATCATGACCGAGGTAACGCTGCCCGCCGGCGACTACGAACTGCGCGTCAACGTCGTCTCGGTCAACTTGACCTACGGTCCGTCGCAGGGGCCGATCATCAGCGTCGCGGCCGGGGATGCGACGATCGCATCCGCCGACTACCAGGGCAACGGCATCATCCATACGTGCCGCTTCTCGTTGCCGCGTCGCCGCAAGGTGCAGCTGCGGCTGCACGCTAACGTTATCCCCGGCGCCGCGTTCGCGGCAAGCCGCTTCGACCACATCATGTGCATGAGCACGGCCGCATGGGCCGAACTCGACGCGCTCGGCCTGACATGGTTCGACGCGAACACTGTCAGCGACCCCATCTACGAGGAGGCATCATGATCCGCAACTACCTACCGAACAGACAGGACTACACGACACTCACCACAAACGTAGCGCAGTTGGTCATCGACGAAGACGGGCGTCTATCGGTACAGACCGATGTCGGTTTCCCTCGTATCGACATCGGCAGCAACGTCGACCTGAACTACGAGGACATCCGTCCGGGATGCATCCATATTCCATCGGCATGCGACCTCGTCTGTGAGGCGTGCGTACATACCGAAGACAAGGTCGAAGTGCAGATGGTCCTGCGCGCGCAGCGTGCCGACGGCTCCTATGTGCACGGTGCTGAGAAGCCCAATATGGGCAGCAACGCTACCGGTACCCGCATGCTGCATATCGAGACGTCCGTGGACGCTGAATGCTGGATCAGTTGGAAACTGGCATCCCGCACCGCTGGCAGGGGCTTTGCGGTGGACCGGATGCTGCTCATGACACGCGCCGACCATACGGCGATGCTCGCCGGCGATGTCGTATGGTTCGACGGCCACGCACTAGCGGGGGGGGGTATGACCTCCTAGCCTATCCTCCACAATTCCGTGCCTCAATGTGGGAGGTGGCGGCATGAGTACGACACGTAACCTCATGACGAATCCCACGCCGACATCGACCGCGGGATGGGTGTCGTTCGGCGGCGCCGAATATCGACCAACGCGCGATCAGCGAGGCATCTACGTCAGGAATCCGATTGGTGACGCCGGACGTGGAATCGAGTATAAGTTGCTGGCATTGCCAGCCGGCGACTATGTATATGGCTTCCATGCGGAAACCCCTGACCATGGCACCGGCGATCAGCTCGCGCTGATTAAGGGCGCGACCACGGAGAAATATCTGTGCGCAATCTACCGCACCCATCAATCCGGGTGCTATACGGCATCGTTCGCTTTGACAGAGTCTGGATGCAAGATCCTGTTCGTCGCGCCGAAAACCTCAGGCGGGGAGATGAGCGTAAGCGACTTCATCCTGACCCCGGCAAGTGAATGGCCGAACGTGCAGGCATTGCATGAATCGGGTGGTTTGGCGAATCCTTACTTCTCCGGGGATAGCCTGCCGCACACTTCATAGGAGGACCCTTGAACAATCTCGAGGCCGTCGTCACTATCGTCGTCGCCATAGCAGGATGCGGAGGCTTCTGGGAATGGTGGCGTGTCCGCCAGGAACGCCGCCAACAGGCGGTCACACGCAGCGAGCTCGAGGACCTCATCGAGACAAGTCTGCGCAACAGCGCGAGCATCCGCGAACTACGCGAGAAAATCGACCACAACACCATCGCCATATCCGAAGCCAACCAGTGGCACAAACGCCATGAGGAAGAGGAACACCGGCACCGGCTCATAGGTTTGCGCCAGGCGATGATGGAGGACCCCCACGACCGGCTCAGCCACGAGCACCAGCTCGAAGCGGGCAAGGAATACCTCGCATGCGGAGGCAACGGCATCGGACACGCACGCTTCGAACAACTGCTCGCAGACTACAAATGGCGCCTCGCACACGCCGACTGGGACTACACCCACAGACCACCGACCTCATAACGCGGTCAAGAACCACAACGATCCCGGCCAAACCGGCCGGGATTTTCATATCCAGAAAGGAACATCATGAAGAACTGGGATACGCTCGAGGCAGACCTCGACCTCATTCTCGACAGGCATTTCACCGGAGGTCGCAACGGCTGCAAGATCGACAAGGTCATCCTGCACCACAACGGCGGCAATCTGTCCGGCGAGGGCTGCTACAACGTGTGGCAGACACGCGAGGCGTCCGCGCACTATCAGGTCGACGCGAACGGCGTCATCACGCAGATCGTCTGGGACGGTGACACCGCATGGCACGCCGGCGACTACCAGGCGAACTGCACGTCCATCGGCATCGAGCATGCCGACATCTGCACCAACCCGTGGACGATCAGCGGCGCCACCCTCGACAACGGCGCGCACCTGACCGCCGCCATCTGCAAATACTACGGACTCGGCCGCCCCCAGTACGGCAAGAACGTGTACTTCCACAAGGACTTCAGTCCGACCGAATGCCCCGCATCCATCGCCGGCTCCCAGCGCGACGCCTACATGCGCCGTGCACAGGAATGGTACGACAAGATGACCGGCACCAAGCCGGCCGCCCCGGCAAAGCCAGCGGCCAAGCCGTCCGCGCCGGCGAGGAAGAGCGTCGAGACCGTCGCGCGCGAGGTCATCGCCGGCCAGTGGGGCAACGGCGACGACCGCATGACCCGCCTCAAGCAGGCTGGCTACGACGCGCAGGCCGTGCAGAACCGCGTCAACGCGCTCCTGGGCGTCTCCACGCCAAGCGCCAACGTGGATCTCAATGCGCTGGCGGACTCGGTCATCCGCGGCGAATACGGCAACGGCGCGGAACGCCAGCGCCGCCTCGGATCCAACTACGCGGCCGTGCAGGCCATCGTCAACCGCAAGATGGGATGGTGAGGCCATGACCGACACACATCTGACCGACGACGACCTCGACCGCATGTACGACGACACGGCGAAGACAACCGAACCGTACACGCCCGTGTTCGACGCGACGGTGAGGACCGCGGTCTACGTGACATGCGCGATCGCCGGCGTCGTCCTCGCCGTGGCCGCGCCCGTCGCGATCGCCGCGCACGTGCCCGAATGGGCGGCGATCCTGCTGTCCGCGATGGCCGGCGCCATCCCCACGGTCGCCGCCGCGTTCGGCGTCGCCTACAACCCCAGCCGCAACACGGACCACTGA